GGTTACGGGTAATGACGAAGACACACAAAAAGTTCTCCTAGAGTTTATGGGCTATGCACTGAGCAATGACGATTGCTGGGCACAAAAATGCCTCCTACTGACCGGGGAAGGGGCTAACGGAAAGTCCACCTTTATTAACGTCCTTAATGAGCTGGCCGGAGTGGGAAACTACTCGGCCCTTAATATTGAACAGATCAATAAGTCCGAATATAATCGGCAGCTCTTAGACGGAAAGCTATTTAACGTATCAGAAGAGACACCCACCAAGGCGTTGATTGATAATTCCCTCTTTAAGTCTCTTGCTACAGGAGGGGAGGTCCAGGTCCGCTCACCCTACAAAGAACCCTATTTTATTCGCAATCGCGCCAAACTAATCTTCACTTGCAATGAGCTTCCTGGATCCCCCGATAACTCTTATGGCTTTTACCGTAGGCTTATCATTGTCCCCTTCGATCAAACATTTACCCGCGACACCAAAGGCTATGACCCACATATCGGAACTAAACTAACCGCAGAACTGCCAGGCGTTTTTAACTTAGCCATGGAAGGCTACAAAAGACTGGTGGAACGCCAGGCGTTTACTGAATGTAAGAAGATTGCCCAAACTGTAGACACCTACCAAGAGGAAAACGATACCGTCCTGTTTTGGGCCAAGGAAGCCCTGGTAGTCCACACTAACGGCGGATTTAACGAGCACTTCGCCCCGATCCGAGACTTATACGAAGCGTATAAAAACGCCACGGACAGCCACGGGAGAAAACCTATCACCTTTATTCAATTCTCAAGAGCTATCGCTAAGCTGCGTCCAGATATCTGGCAAGGAATACCCTACGAAGATCGCTATGGTCGGCAGATCTTGAATCTGGGAGATAATAGAGAGTCTAAGGTTAGAGGATTAAAGGGAATTAGCTATCAATCCTTCTCATAAGGGAAGCCTTCCGAGGCTTGGGAGGATCGGCACGGGCTGGGGTCTTTCGAGGCTCCAGCCCTCTTTTTTAGGGGAAAGGTCCGCCCGTTAGTCGCAAAACGAGCGGACCTGAGGGGGATCGAGGCAGCCCCGACGCTTCGGAGCTGCCCAAATAAGCCTGTACTGGGAGTATGCAGTCTTAAATAATTGATCGGAAAAGTGGGCAAGAGCTTAAGCGGAGGCTTAGTGTCAATATAACACTTAGGACCAGATGGACCAGATGGACCAGATGTTTTGAGGGACTTGCAGATTTTGAAAGACCAGATGGACCAGATGGACCAGATGTTTTGAGAGACTTGCAGATTTGGTGTAAGGGTCCAAATATGCCTGGACCATTTGGACCGGATTAATTTAGGCATCTGTGAAATTTGAATGTGGGGGAAAAAATTAGCGATCTATACGCAAGTGTGAAGAAATTAGGCACGCGGACCAGATAATCCTGGTCCAAGACCAGATGTTTTTGAGAGATCTGGTCCGGCGGAATGCCAGGTGGGGCTTGGGGTTGGGGGGTTTTGGACCAGATGGACCAGATGTTTTCTATAAAGAATGTTTGTATTTTTCTAACCCCTGGAGCATGTATAGATGTATAGCACTAAGATACATACCCCTAAAAAAAATACCTACGCGAGAGGGGGGGTCGATCTGGTCCATCTGGTCCAAAGGATTTAGGCATAATTGGAGGAAGAGAATGAGAAAGCTAAAGACGATGGTGAGAAGTTGGTTTTGTAAGCACTCATGGAAGTATGGGGGAGTGATACCAGGTCCGCCTGGGGCAGTGCTTTACAGGCTGGTATGCGTGCGCTGTGCAAAAGAGATGGCAGCGGTAGGGATTGGGCTAGATAAGGCGCGTAAACGATCCTAGCGGTTAGTGAGCGCTCCCTAGGCACCGCTGGGATGAACCAACCAACGGACTTAGGTAGTACCTCTCCCTAAGGAGCACTCCAGGGGAAGGTACGAAAGTTCTTGTAAAATGTCCATACAGCCCCTAGTCTTCTATACATGATTAAAGACATGCAGCTAAATTTCAGAATAGAAACAGGGCTTAAGCGCAAGTTAGAAGCCGTGTGCTTTGCTGAGCAAGAGCATCTATCGGAGTTCATTCGTAAGGCTGTGGTAAGGGAGATTGAGCGCCGTGCAAGAGCAAGCGACCTGGTACAAGGCGTGCTGTCAGCGCTTTCCAAGCAAAGTGAGCAGAGTTTAAGCAGAGATGGCTAACCCAACGGGAAAAGGTGGTAAGAAGTTCAAGCCTGGGCAAAGCGGCAATCCCCGAGGTCGGCAACCGCTTCGGCCCGATTTGCGCCGGATCCAGTTAATGACGGCAGATGATAGTAAGCGCTTGCTGCAAAAGCTGATGGATCTTCCTAAGCAATCACTTGAAGATTTAGCGGCGGATCCGAGCACTCCCGCGATGGATCTGATGGTGATTCAAATCATTTTAAAAGCCGTGCAGGACGGGGATCATGCCCGCTTAAACTTCCTTTTCGATAGAACGATAGGCAAGGTGCTCGATAAGAAAGAAATAGAAGTGAGGCCAGTTACTTACGTGACTAAGGTTCGTGCTGATGGCACCTTGATTCAGGATGTACTTGAGGAAGAAATGAAGGGCTAATGGACGAACAGAACGCACTATTTAAAAATTGTTACGGTATGTTAGAGACTCTTAACCAAGAGAAAAGAATAGGGCTTTCTAAGCGCGAATTGCTGGATGAGTCCATAAACCTCTATGCCAAGCTAGTGGGACAGATTCACTTGTCAAATATGCAGAATGATAAGGCTACGAGTCCCTTTGACCTGGTAGATTGGACAAGCGTAAGAAATTCATGATAATTAGGAGCTATGGACACAAGACGGGATGGGTAGGCTGCGGATCAAATCCCGTTTTGTGCTCCTGTATTCTGCATGAATGAAATTCAAGTTAGAGTAGAACCCCCCGAGGCGCACTCAAAAAAGCAGCGCCTTATCATGAATGCCTTCCAAATCCCTGGACTAAGAAAAATCTATGTAGCTTGTGGCACCAAGTACGGAAAATCCTTGTCCGCATCGGCTATGGAAAGCCAGGCTGCGCTATCGCGCCCAGGTACAATTTGGCGCTGGATTGCTCCGATCTACGAGCAAGCCAAGATTGGCATGGACTATTTCAAAAAGATGCTTCCTCCAGCCCCGCATACCAACTTCAAAGATGGGGCTATGCGTATTTTCCTCCCAAAGATCGAGACTCAAATACAATTCTGGCATTGTAAGAATCCTACTAGCCTTGAGGGTATTGGTTCGCATGGCAATGTTTTTGATGAGGCAGCTAAGTGCCCCTATGAAGCCGTGGCAGCGGCTCAAACTACTGTAACCTTTACGAAAGGCCCGCAAGGATACTTCTCTACCCCCTTGGGGAAAAACTGGTTCTACCGTGAGTGTATGGAAGCCAAAGAGCACATGGAGTGGTGCTTAAAGAATGGCAAGACCCCCGAGCGGATCTTTATCAAAGCCAGGACGATAGATAATCCTTTCATTGACCCTGCGGTTATTGAAGAAGCGCGCCGGGATCTTCCAGATCGACTGTTCCGCCAGTATTTCTTGGCTGAGTTTGTAGATGATGGGATGGTTTTTGTAGGGTTTAGGGACTGCGTGCAAGGCTCACCTATCGACGTATACGGAGCCGTGCAGTTTTGGGTAGAGGTGGATGCACATGAGCGGGACGTGTTTATCGGGATAGATTGGGCTAAGAAGGAAGATTACACGGTTTTTACTGCGCTAACCTTGGACAAAGGCCAACCCAGGATGGTGGGTTTCATGCGCTTTCAAGGCATTGGGTACGTCCAGGCGTTAAAAGAGCTTTATAAATTTCTTCAAAAGTTTAAAAATGTAGTATTAATCAAGCACGACCGGACAGGAGTGGGCGAGGCAATAGACGACATGATGGCACAGCTAACTGTGCCCTTTGAAGGTGTCGTTTTTACCAACGCAAGCAAAGCCGCCATGGTTAACCAGCTAATCATGGCTTTTGAAACCAAAGAGCTTGTAATCCCCAACTGGCCAGAAATGATTAAAGAGCTGGAGAGTTTTTCGGTAGTCACTAACGAGCTTGGTACAGCTAGGTATAATGCCCCACCAGGGCTGCATGATGATATTGTAGCTAGCTTGATGCTGGCTAATGTAGCGGCTCAAGAGTATGGCAGTGACTTCAAGTTACACTTCTTAGAAGACTTGCCGAAAACTAAAATGCCCTTAGAACAGTGGTACAATGACCTTATAGCGGACAGCGAAGAGTAAAGCATGGCCAACGATAATAAAGCCCAGCCTTCCGGTAAGGTAATTCCGATCAAGCCGTCCGTGGCGCGTGAGATTGGCGACCTGGTGGAGAAGTCTTGGGCAGTGGCCAATAACCAGGACATAGTTGCCAATGAGCTTTACTCTTCTGAGTTCCAAGCCTTTATGGATGCTCAAACCCTAAAGAGTTTATTCTTTAGTGAGGATTGGGTTTATATCTGCATTGATCTTATTGCCAATAAAATAAGCTCACAGCCCCTAGTGGTAATGGAGTCTACGGTAGAGGCCGATGGATCCGAAACCACGGCTCCCGCTTCGGACCACCCGTTAACCGAGCTACTTGAGCAACCAAACGAGTGGCAAAGCTATGCCCAATGGATGTATTCCACTTCCGTAGAGCTTTACCTGATGGGTAACGCGATTATTTGGCAGGCTCCGAGGTCCGGACAGCTAATCACGCTGCCCACAGAGAATATAACCTTAGAGTTTGATAGTGGAGGCAAGGTTAAAACTTACTCAGTAACCGGAGTGAGTGAGGATGATGGCTCCCAGCTACAAGCGTTACAAAGCTTTAAGGCTGATGAAATTATTCATCTTCGCAGGCCAAACCCCAAGAGCTTAATGTGGGGGTTATCCCCATTTATACCGGGCCGCAAGTCCATTTTGTTCAATCGCTACAGCCAAGATTATCTAAACGCTTTCTATTTGAAGCAAGCCACGCCAGGCTTGGCGCTTAGTTTGGATCGCACGGTTAATGAAGATGTAGCTTTGCGCCAATTGCGTAGTTTTGAGATGGCTTATCAAGGGCGCAAGAATATGCGCCGAACTTTGATTTTGCCTAAGGGGGTTAGCGCCAATCCTCTAACTCACTCCCTCAGCGACCAAAAACTAATCGACCACATTAAGCTTAATCGTGAAACTATTTGCGGCCTTCTGAAAATCCCTAAGCACGAACTGGGATTGCAGGAAGCCGGATCCCTTGGAAGCGAAGAGTATAAGATAGCCCTTAGAAACTTTTGGGAGTCTACTTTGCTGCCCGGTATGGACATGATCGCCGGGATGTTAACCAAGTCTTTCCAAGCCGAGCTGGGAGAGAGTTATTTTCTCCAGTTTGATACGTCGGACGTGGAAGCGCTCCGCGATGATTTACAGAAAAAAGCCGACATTGCAGCGAAGATGCTCCAAGCTGGACTCTCGCTTAATGAGGTTCGCGCTAAGGTATGGGAACAAGAGGCTTCTGATGTTCCCGGGTCTGATGATCCTTATGTTCTTGTGCAACAGCGAGCTAGCGCTATGAACTTTACCCCGGAGCCTTCGCCCAGGCAGGAAGAACAGCGCAGTGTTATGCCAGGATCCAGAAAAGTAAAAAGGACTGCGAAGCTTGAAGCGCTTAGAAAAGCCCACACTAAAGCTTTGGATGATGAAGAAGCTCGAACAATTCGCGGATTGGCTCGGGAAGTTATTGACCTGTTAATGGGCTTTACTTCCAAAGCGCTTGATGTAATCGAAGAACAAGACAAAAAGCCAGCTACTAAGGATCTTCCTTCTCGGGCAGCACTTGAGGCAGCGATAGCTAAGGCCATTTCGGGTGAGTTCCAAGAAAGTTATGCAGACCAGTTTGTTAAGGTTCTCACTTCCTCCGTAGAGCTTGGGTATGATCAGGGCCTAGACCTGGTGTTTAATGCGGAAGCTACTCAAGAGATTCAGGCCCTACGCGCGCGCGATGAGCGGCGAAGACGTTTAAGCCTGGAGGCTAGGGGCTTGGAGTCTTTTGACCAGATATCCAAGACGCATACAGAAAGAATTATGCGCGAGGTGACTGAAGGCCAAAGCCGCAACGAGTCCATAACTCAGATTATGCGCCGGGTAGCCGATGCGCTTGGTACGCCTAATCAATTGGCAGGAAAAGCGGAGACTATTGCTAGGACTGAGACTCTTACGGCTGTTTCATTGGGCCAAGGTGCTGCGGTAGAAAATGCGAAGGAAGTTATTCCAGGCTTAAAAAAAGTTTGGCTAACAGCGGGTGATGATCGAGTAAGAGATTCCCATAGTGCCCTAGACGGGGATATGATCGAGGTAAATGAGACTTTTGCCAACGGTTTGCGTTACCCTCGGGATACTAAATCATCGGATCCATCCGAGGTAATTAATTGCCGCTGCACAATGCTTTTAATTCCCCCGGACGAAGACATAGACCTGGAGACTTAATCATGAAAGCCAAACGCGCTAACGCGAAGATTAAAAAATTGCCCAGCTCCACCGAGTTCCACGTGAAACAAAGTGGCGCGGATAGCATCTTTATCGAGGGTTTTGCTAACCGT